ATGCCCGCATTTTTTGAACATGCAAACACCAACTTACCCAAGTACGCTTGATTGGGGACGCATCGAGAAGATCATTGATGAACTCGATCAGCAGTTTCCAGACAAGTTTCCAGACCACACACTATCAGAGAAAGAAATATCTTTTAGGGCTGGTCAATTATCAATTATACGTATACTAAAAGAAAAATTTAAAGGAGAATAATTATGTGTATCGGAGGATTATTTGGTGGTAGGAGAGAACCTGACCCACTTCCAGTACAAAATGCACCAACCCCACCGCCACCCCCAGCACCTGTGCAGACAGCACCAACACCTTTACCAGAAACTCCAACCCCATCTCCTGTAACAGAGGATGAGACTAAGAAGAAGGCAAAAGTAAAAGCTAAGAAAGTAAATAAGAAGGCTAAATCTTCGGGTACTACTAAGTTAGCTACTGCTAAACCACCAACAAGTGGTTTAAAAGGTATTGGTACTAAGCAAGGTGTTAACACGACTACTACTACTTCTCGTGGAGGCACTTACGGTTAATGAAAAACGCACGGCAAAGATACCAAGAGTTATCTAGTCACCGTGAACAATTTTTAAATGTTGCTTATGAGTGTGCGGAATTAACACTTCCCACACTTCTGATGCGTAACGAAGGCGATGCTTTGTATCAAAGTTTTGTCACACCTTGGCAATCAGTTGGAGCCAAAGGAGTAACTACGTTGAGTTCAAAACTCATGTTAGGTCTTCTACCTCCCAGCACTTCATTTTTTAAATTACAAGTAGACGATTCAAAACTAGGTGAGGAAGTACCTGCCGAAGCAAAAAGCGAATTAGATCTTAGCTTTGCAAAAGTAGAGCGTATGATTATGGATAGCATAGCAGGTTCTACTGACAGAGTTCAGATTTTTGCAGCCTTGAAACATCTTGTTGTTACTGGTAATGCTCTAATATATATGAGTAAGCAAGGTATGAAAGTCTACCCTCTCAATCGCTATGTAGTAGAAAGAGATGGCAACGGTGAAGTAATTGAGATAGTCACAAAAGAACGAGTCAGTAAAAAATTATTAGGTATTTCAGAACTAGACGATAGCGTTAATGATGATTCAAAAAGTGACTACAAAGGAAGTAAAGACGTAGATGTATATACATGTGTAAAACTATATGATAATGGTTGGCGTTGGCATCAAGAAGCTAACGACACAATACTACCAGACAGCGTAGGTAAAGCTCCCAGGGACAAGACCCCTTGGCTACCACTACGTTTTGTCACTGTTGATGGAGAAGATTACGGACGTTCTAGAGTAGAAGAGTTCCTTGGGGACTTGAAATCTTTAGAGGCATTGATGCAAGCTATAGTAGAAGGTAGTGCAGCAGCAGCGAAAGTTGTATTTACTGTGTCACCCTCAAGTACAACTAAGCCAGCATCATTAGCTAACGCAGGTAATGGAGCTATCATACAAGGTAGACCAGATGATATAGGTGTAGTACAGGTCGGTAAAACTGCAGACTTTCAAACAGCATATCAAATGATAAACATGCTGGAAAAAAGATTGTCAGAAGCATTTTTAATTTTGACCCCAAGACAGTCAGAACGTACTACAGCAGAAGAGGTTAGGATGACACAGATGGAGCTTGAGAGGCAATTGGGTGGCTTGTTCAGCTTGTTAACTACAGAGTTCCTAATACCCTACCTCAAGAGAAAGATGCACACCCTCACACAGTCTAAAGAAATACCAGAATTACCCAAGTCTTTGGTAAGACCTACTATTGTTGCAGGTATAAATGCACTTGGTAGAGGTCAAGACAGAGAGGCTTTGTTACAATTCATAACAACCATATCACAGACTATGGGGCCAGAGGCTTTAGCTCAGTTCCTAAATGCTGATGAAGCTATCAAACGTCTTGCTGCAGCTCAAGGTATTGACATGCTTAACTTAGTTAAAACTAATGAAGAGCGTCAAGCCGAACAAGAGCAAGCAATGCAAGCACAACAAATGCAGTCATTAACAGATCAAGCAGGAAAAATAGCAGGAACTCCATTAATGGATCCCTCTAAAAATCCACAAATACTTGATGCAATAGAACAAGCTGCACCCGCACTACAACAACCACAGTAATTATGGCAGAAACAATCCGCTACGACACATCAGATGATCCAGTAGCAGCACAAGCTATTGCAGAAAAAGAAGCTGAGTCTTTACGAATAGGTGAAGATCTTATGGCAAAGCAAGAGAAAAGGCTTGCTGGTAAATATAAAACAGCTGAAGAATTAGAGGCTGGTTATCTTGAGTTACAAAAAAGATTAGGTGAAACACCTGCTACAGAAACAGAGTCAACTGAACCACAACCAGAGTATGAATTATATTCTGATGATGGTGCAGTCAATTATGATACTGCAAATGAGTTATATGGAGAACAATTAGGAAACTTATTTAAGTCCAACGACATTGACCCGTTTGCTATGAGTAAGTACTTTGAAGAAAATAATGGTACTCTAGATGATACCATGTATGAACAGTTAAATAAGGCTGGTCTTAACAAAGACATAGTTGACAATTATTTAGCAGGTGTCAGAAATTCTTTAGGGACTGAACCAAATTCTACTCAGCCAATTCTAACTGACGCAGAGGTAAAAGACCTTAAAGGTTTAGCTGGAGGTGAACAAGGTTATGATAATTTAATGGATTGGGCTGCTAATAATTTAGGTGAACAGGCAGCTAAAGATTATGATGATGTTTTAGCAACAGGCAACAAGTCTGCAGTTAAATTTGCAATTACAGCACTTATGGGAAAATACGAAGACGCTAATGGAAGGGATACTAACCTTATTACAGGTAAAGAATCAGCTCCAGAAACATATAGAAGTATGGCAGAAGTTGTCAGAGATATGAACAAACCAGAATATACACAAGATGAAGCGTTCAGAGATGACGTTATCAGAAAACTATCCGCATCAAACTTAAAAGTATAGGAGCTAAACAATGCCTGGACATTATGGAAAAGGGATGAAAAAAACTGGTGGTACTAAGAAAAAAGGTATGAGCAAGGGTATGTCAAAACTACCTAAGTCTGTACAAAAAAAAATCATGAAAAAATAATGGCAAAAAAATGTCCTTGTAAACATGGCAAGAAAAAAAAGCGTAAGCCTAAGTATAGGTAGAGGCGAAAAATCCAAGAAGGGTGGTCTCACTGCTAAAGGCAGAGCAAAATATAATCGTGCAACTGGCTCTAACCTTAAGGCTCCACAGCCTGGGGGTGGTGCACGTAAGCGTTCCTTCTGTGCTCGCATGAAAGGAAACAAAGGGCCAATGAAAAAACCAAACGGAAAGCCAACCCGTAAAGCGTTGGCACTACGCAGATGGAAATGCTAAAGTATAATGGCTGGTAAATCTAAATTTTCTACACCGTATTATGACGATCAAGATAAACTTAAAAAGTTTTCTAAAAATGCGGACAAAGTTTTTAAAAGAAACATAAAAAAAATTAACAGTGTTAATGAGCAACCATAATGGCTAAACGAGGACTATACGCAAACATACATGCCAAGAGAAAGCGGATAGCTGCTGGCTCTGGCGAAAAGATGAGGAAGGTTGGGAGTAAAGGTGCTCCTACTGCTAAGAATTTTAAACGTTCAGCAAAGACCGCTAAAAAGAGATAGTTGAAAGACCTCTACATATACCTCACTTTAATAACTAACCTATTTATTTGCTCTGGCGTGATACGCCATTGGAACAATTTACCTAACGACAATGACACCACCCGACAACATCTTTCCAAACGAAACACAACCAATTATTATGAACCATAATCATTCAAACGATCAATGGCACGTTGCAGAAGAGACTAACGGTAGACTAGCTATGATAGGCTTTGTTGCTGCTGTTGGAGCATATATCTTCACTGGTAATATTATACCTGGGATTTTTTAAATGGCTGCAATTACATTATCAAAACCAAATACTAATTGGCAGGATTTTTGTAAGTGGGTAACAAGTACAGACAACCGCCTCTACGTGGGGTGGTTCGGTGTGCTAATGATACCTTGCTTATTAACTGCTACAACATGCTTTATACTCGCCTTTATTGCTGCACCTCCTGTAGACATAGATGGCATACGTGAACCAGTATCTGGCTCTCTACTCTATGGAAACAACATCATATCTGGAGCGGTCGTACCCTCCTCAAACGCAATCGGACTACATTTCTATCCCGTCTGGGAAGCAGCAACACTTGACGAATGGCTCTATAACGGAGGGCCATACCAGCTTATCATCTTTCACTTCCTTATCGGTGCAGCATCTTACATGGGACGCCAATGGGAACTTAGTTATAGACTAGGGATGAGACCTTGGATATGCGTAGCTTACTCAGCTCCAGTATCAGCTGCACTAGCAGTATTTCTTGTTTATCCTTTTGGACAAGGATCTTTTTCTGACGGTATGCCTTTAGGAATCAGTGGAACATTCAACTTCATGTTTGTCTTCCAAGCGGAGCACAACATTCTTATGCACCCCTTCCATATGCTCGGTGTTGCGGGCGTGTTTGGTGGTGCTTTGTTTGCTGCTATGCACGGAAGCCTTGTTACTTCCTCAATCCTTCGGGAGACCACGGAAAACGTTTCACAAAACTATGGTTACAAGTTTGGTCAAGAAGAGGAGACTTATAACATTGTAGCTGCACACGGATATTTTGGTAGACTTATATTTCAATATGCTTCTTTCAATAATTCTCGTTCTTTACATTTCTTTCTTGGTACTTTCCCCGTGGTTGGCATATGGCTCACCTCTATGGGAATCTGCACTATGGCTTTCAACCTTAACGGATTTAATTTTAACCAGTCAATAGTTGACGCTAATGGTAAAGTTATTCCTACATGGGCTGATGTCGTTAATAGACAGAACCTTGGAATGGAAGTAATGCACGAAAGAAATGCACATAACTTCCCGTTAGACTTAGCATCTGCTGAAACTACTTCTGTAGCATTGACTGCACCTGCACTAGCCTAACAGCCACGTCCGTTCATCCCCGCAAGGGACGCATGATTCCAAAGCATGGAACGGGGCTTTGGTATATGGAGATTACCATGACAGTAACTTACGTATATCGTGGCGTTACTTACACAAAAATTGTGAAGTAACAAAAAGGGGGGGGAGCACCTCAGAGTCGGACTCCCCTCTAATTGGTAAAAGCCTTCTACGGAAGACACCTTTTGCCGTCTGGACGGTAGGGACAGACCTACAAACAGCTTGAGTCTTAGCTGATACATTTAAGATTCCAACAATTCTAGATCTAGAGACGATACATATAACCTTACAAAATAATGGCACAACAGTCAACAAGCAGTCCTAGCTCACAAACCTTTCTGGGTAGGATTGGTAATAATGCGTCACAGGACGCAACGAACAACAGAGACCTCTATTTAAAGTTGTTCTCAGGTGAGATGTTTACTGGCTTCCAAAGAGAGACAATCGCAAGAGATCTCGTTATGAAGCGTACACTCACAAACGGAAAGAGTTTACAGTTCATCTATACTGGACGTACAAGTGCGGAATACCACACTCCTGGCAACAGTATATTAGGAAACTCTGACGGAGCTCCACCAGTAGCAGAAAAAACAATTACAGTTGATGACTTACTCATCAGTTCTGCATTTGTTTACGAGCTGGATGAAACATTGGCTCACTACGAATTGAGAGGAGAGATCTCCAAGAAGATCGGTTATGCTCTTGCACAAAAATATGATAGACTAATCTTTAGAGCTATCGCTAAAGGTGCTAGACAGGCTTCTCCTATTTCAAAAACTGGTTTCATCGAGCCAGGTGGTACACAAATCCAAGTTGGTGCAGGTTCTGACGCTGACGATGCTCTTGATGATGGTCATCTTGTAACAGCATTTTATGATGCTGCTGCAGCTCTTGACGAAAAAGGAGTTTCTGATGATGGTCGGGTTGCCGTACTAAACCCTAGACAGTACTACGCACTTATAAAAGGTGCTGGTAATAACGGTCTAATTAACAGAGACGTACAAGGTACAGCTCTTCAGTCTGGTAACGGAGTAATTGAAATTGCAGGTATTCAAATCTACAAATCAATGAACGTTCCATTCTTCTCTAAGTATGGTACAAAATATGCACCTACAAGTGGAACACCAGACGCTGGTACTGACCTAGCTACAGGTGATCCTGGAAATACAGGTTCATTCGTATCTGAGCCAATCGAAACAGCAAATACAGTTACAGGTGACAACTATGGCCCACGCCAGAACTACGGTGCTGCCTCTAACTTTGCAAACACATGTGGACTTATCTTCCAAAGAGAAGCAGCAGGTGTTGTAGAAACAATAGGCCCACAGGTACAAGTAACTAGTGGAGACGTTTCAGTGGTATACCAAGGCGATGTCATCCTAGGACGCATGGCTATGGGTGCGGATTACGTTAACCCTGCAGCTTGTGTAGAATTGTTTGCAGGAACAACAAGTGCTCCTACAGCTTTCTCATAATATATACATTTATACGGGGGCACTCGCCCCCCTTTTTTTATGGCACAAATATCTTACGGAGTGTCTACCGAACTAGATGCTGTCAACTCAATCCTGATGAGCGTTGGAGAAACCCCAGTTAATACATTA